GCATTATTTTTATCAAGAGGTATTATCGGTAGTTGCGAGATAATATTTGTGCAGTTATTAAAAAACACCAATCTAGGTGCTTCGGTAAATTCATCAATTTGTAGTCTTCTGTGAATCTCGTTTTTTCCTGCAATTCTACTCCCTTTACTTCTATCAGATGGTCTCCATCTGCACCCCTTAATAATCATTTGTTCTGCCAAAGATGGGCCAGTGTCACCACGCCTATGCCAAAGAGAGCTATCAAGTACACCGTAACGTATAGTTCCATCTTCTTGCTCTGCCTCCAATACCATGTCTGCTAAATCAGTTGCTAATACTTTAGAAACATACAATTCTCTATAGACAATTAACTGCTCGTCAGGAGCAACTGCAAACCAGAGAACGCCTGTATAACTTCCGTAGCCATAGTCACAGGCTCTGAACTTAGTCCAACTACTAGGTATATCGTAAGGCTCAACAACATGAGTGGCTCTGTTCCACTCAGGAAAAGCTGATCCTTCACTAACATCCCAATTTCCTTCTAATAACTGTTTTCTTTGACTTTCTGGAAGTGAAAGTAAGTTGGCCTCGTACACTCCATCTTCTGATAAATAAGGATTATCAAATAATGTAGCAGGTATAAATCTTCTTTTAAATAATGGTTCACCTTCTTTACTATGACCTTTAGGCCACATAAGAGGTTTACCTGTGTCTATATCTGTTGCCCAAAAAGATGAGCCATAAGGTGCAGGGTCTACAAACATTTTCTTTACCCATTGATGTCCCGGACCTCCGGGGTTTGTAGTAGCCCTCATGTAGATAGGTAAACTAGTATCACTAGTACGAAGACGACTGCGTAAGTAATTCCAAGCATACGGAGTAGACCATTGTGTAAGTTCATCAAACCCTATCCAACTAAATGCCTGACCTTGATATCTTGTTACGTCATCATCTCTATCTAAGTAAGATAACCAAAGAGTTGCTCCAGAAGGTGCTACCCAAGTCTTATCTCTTTCTAAAAACTTTATATCAGGAACAGCTTGAGGGTATAATTGTTTAGAAACTGATATAAGTTCTCTTAGTTCTTCTGTTGTACGTCTTACTAATAATCCTCTAAAGTTTGGATTACTAAAATATCGTACTGGATCTGCAAGCATTGCATAACTTTTACCACCACCTGCTGATCCTCCATATAATACTTCACGTTCTCCTGCTGATAGAAAGTCTGTCTGTGGACCTTTATTAGGTTCAAATATTATTTCTGTTGGTTTTTCTTCAGGCTGACTGTAAACTTTCTGTTGAACTGGCTGTTCTTCCAATTCTTTCTTTGGAGAGTCTTTTTTCTTTTTGTAACGCTTCTTTGTACCTCTTAGCGAGGTAGCTTTGAGCTGAAGCATTTGACTTACGTTTTTGTTCAATTCTAATTCTCTTCATTAAACCTACATGAGATATTTCTCTACCTGACTCTTTACTTAACCAATTAGCAACTTGTCTATAACTATATTGTCTAATATACTTTTTTGCTTTTTCAAGTAACTCTAACTCTGTAGGAATAGGTAATAATATATCTCTATCATTCTCATCTTGTTTATAGCCAAAAGGTATAACCCTTCCAACTCTAACTACAGGTTGCCAATCATAGCCATACTCTGTCTTTTCAGGCTTAGGTAATTTCCAAGTTTTATCAATCTTCATTTTTAGGTGGTAATATAAATAATGGATTTGCAGCTGATACTTCTACTTTATCAGTCTTAACAAATCCACCTCTATCTAATATATCTTTTGCTGCAATCATTCTTTCTTTATTACCAAGATCTGTAGGATTATCTATAACCTCAGCTAAAGAGTAAGCAGCCTTAGTAGCTGTAGTTGCTAAAAACTTTTTAGTTAAGTCTGCTATCTCATCTTGTAATGCATTAGTAATAGTAGAAGTAGCTAAGTCATGACTATATCCTGCGAGTTTTTTAGCTGTAACAGGATTACCTTTTGCTTCTTCAAACAATACATCAAGAAACTTCTGTTGCTTTTCTGTTAGTTGTCTAGCCATTATGTATCTACCTTATCTGGTTGTTCTGTTCCCGGAATAACTTGACAAAAAGGTCTTGCTTGAAATACTTGAGGGTATGTAATAGCTTTGTTTGCTTTAGCAATAGAATCTTCAAAACACTTTTCTTTACTTGTATGTAAGTCATTACCTGTTATTACCATACATGATGATGCATTCATACTAGCACACAGGATCATTATTGACATCCACATTATGCTAACTCAAAGTGAGGTCCATCAATAAATGGTCTTCTACCCTGTCCTCTTCTTAGATCTACGTACGCATTCATAGCATCTTGCATTGTGCCATCCCATGTACGTATATCATCTATATGCCAAGCTGCACCCCAACGAATGCCCACGTTCTCAAGCTCTGCAGCTTCCTTCATGGCATCTGCTATGTCATCATAGAGATTCAATTCCCATGAAGCCCTCCCTCCTACATAAGCCATCAGGTCTACTGCTAGACCATCAAGATGTTTGGATTTTAAAGTCTGTGAAGCACCTTTTTCTACAAGTGCTTGTTGTTCTGCTAAAGTTCTCAAACCACAAATGCAACCAAAGTCAACCTTGGTCACTTCTATTGCTTTTTTGACGCATCTCTCTAAGGAGTCGTTCACGCCATTTAATTTTGTTAAACTTTTTTTGCTGAGTGTAAAGCTCATGTCTTTCCTCTCTTTTTCTAGTGTGGGCATTTCTGTGTCTTATTCTTGTAATAGGAAACATCCTGTCTCCTAAGTACCTTCTTATATAAGGTAAGTGCCTTATTTTAATTTCTTTTTACCATAAAATTTGCCAATACCTTTCATACCTATACTGGCACTAACAATTCCACCAAGACTTAGCTGATACCACTGTGGCATAGCTTCAAGTGCAGCAAAGCCTTGTGCTACTGTCTCTCTTCCCCAATCACCAGTAAAGGCTAATATTAGTGGGATTGAAAACAGTAGTAAAATCCACTCGTCTTTCCAAGATCCTTGAGTGGCACGTATAGCAGCAAGATCCCAATCAATGTCTCCTGTTGCTTCTTTCATACGTATCTGTGCTTCAGCTTTTTGTATAGCAGTCTTGCCATCTATATAAGAAGTAGCAAGACCACCAACTGAACTTAACATTGTTGTAATGGCACTAATCATATTTTTTACCTTTACCTGAAAGATACTTTACTCTTTTTTTAGTATATTTATCCAATCTTTTTTCTAACCATTTTAAAAATCTACTAATCATTTTTTGACAGCCAAATTAAAGTTGTTAATATAGAAATTAACACTATAAAATATGTAATAGTAAAAGCTGTAATCACTGCTTTAAACACTTACCTGCTTCAGAACACTCTTTATAAGTTGTACAGGCTGAACATATTACTCTAAAGTTCTTCATTATAGTGTCCATGAGTTAAAGTATACTAACATATTTTTTGGAGCTTGTCCATGCTTTAATGCAGCTTGCTTCCAAACATTGTACTTCTTTATGGCTACTTCTTTAGCTTGCTCAAACTCTTTGTAAGCTTTCTCCATATCACCATAACGAAGATCATGTAACTGCTGCTGCATATCTTCTATCTTCTTTTCTAGTTTCATCTCTTCAGATATTTTTATGTCTTGCTTTGTATCAACCATTTTTTACTCCTTTATAAAAGCAATGTAAAGGCAAAGTCCTATTATAAGCAACTTGCCATAGTCTAGGTCAAAGATTGTTCCTTGACCAAATTTCTTTTGAAACCATTCTTTGTTAAACATTATCTCGTACCTCCGATTTTGCTTGTACGTTGACAGTAGACCTGCCCTTGTTTACATAAAGTCCAAACCATGCTGCACCTGCTCCTACTACGACAGAAACAAATCCTGCTTGTGCATTGTTTGGGTCTGGTAAATCCATAAACCAGTTACACGTTTGATAGAATACCACCATGTACGCTAGTATTAATAATCTTGGAACTATTCTCCATGAGTCTAGTTTTTCTGGAGTGATCATCTATACCTCGCTGTTTTCTTTGCAATGCCTTTAGGCTGTTTGACAAACTGTTTACCTGCTTTACCACCTTTGGCTTTAGCTCTGTTTGTGGCAGCCTTCTCTGATGCAGACAGAGACTTCCATGCTGCATCAGGTAGGTATCTTCTTTTGCCTTTTGAGGGTTTACCAGAAGAAGTTCTCCACTTCTGCTTACCCCAATCTTTAAGAGACTTCTGTGATTTAGCTATTGCCACTACTCTTCCTTTGCGTAGAGATTATTAAAAGTTGTTTCTGGATCTAAATAACTTGTGTGTATTTCTGCTGCGTGTAGATACTGACTAGGCTTAAAGTCTGGTGCTCCTTCTCCTGTCTCCCACAATGCAGGACTTGTAGCTCTAACTCTGTTGTTAGGAAGTGCCACTATGTTTCCAGTCCAGTTACCTGCATCTGTTAGTTGTATTACGTGACTCTGTTTGTGTTGAGCAGGATCATCAGCAATAGGATTTTCAGTATAATCTACAGTAAATAAATACTTTCCTTTGTAAAACTCACCATCTATTTTACAAATCCAAGGACTTGAACTAACTCTCTCCATGTTTACTACTGAGTGATGATGAGAGGAGCAATCCCAAGGCTGTACAAGATGTGTCTCCATTCTGTCAGGCCATTCTTCTAGTGGCTCATCAGCTACCAGTGCTGTGATAGGCATCCTTGCCCACATTGCACCACCATGTACATTCTGTTCATTATCGTCAAAGTCACTCTCACAGCCAGTAAATACAACTTGAAAACTTAGACATCTATCTGGTATCGTATTGACTGCGATTGCCATTCCATGTAAAAACTCTCCATGATAATCTTCATGGTTACAGGTATACTCTCTTCTCACCCAACACTTGAAGTGAGGAATGTTGCTAATTAAATAGGGCATTACTTCTCCTTTTGATGTTGCTTTTTCAACTGGAGCTTGGCTTGTTTAGATAAACGAACCACTTCAGTCTTACCCATTACTTTAGCACGTTGTTCCATCACTGTCAAGATCTGAATTTTTCTAGCATAAGGTTTTTTTACTCTCTTTACTTTTGCAATAGTTGCTCTAGCATCAGCAGGAGTAGCAAATTTTATACTGACTGTATCTTTAGGATTCTCATCAGTATAAAGTCTTCTACCACTACCTTTAGGTTTTTTACCTGTTCCTACTCTTGGATCTCGTTTTTTTGACATGAGAGTTTTTATATCTGGTTTTCTGATCTTTTTGAATCTTAGTTAAAGTTTTAGCTTGACTAGCGTGTAGCTTAGAAGCTTTTCTTAGTCCACCAATAACTTTCTTTAAAGGTTTAGTATAATGTGGCATTATCTATATCCTCCTCCTTTAGCCTTGTACTGTTTAGCTAACATCTGTGCTTTTCTAGCTGACCACTGACCGGGATTACCACCTTTACCACCTGCTTTAATTCTATTAAACAGATTCTTTCTCATAGTGGGTTTAGTATAATTACCTGCTTTATTTACTGTAGATTTTTTTGCTGCCATTAGCTTGGTATCTCCGTAATTGATGCAACTACGTGTAGCCTATTAGCTGTAGCTGCTTGAACTTTTAAAATATCTCCGGCTGTTAGTAATAAATCTCTAGATAATAACTCTACTGTACCATTAGCACTAATTGACTTAACTTTAAAAAGATTAAAGACAGCAGAAGCAGCATCAGTAATAGTTACTGTTATTGTATCTGCATTCCCACTGTCTTCAGAAATAATAATAGATTCAACAATAGAATCATATCTATTAGGTACAGTATAAAGTGTTGTATTGTCTGTTGTTGTAAGATCTACTCTAGCAACTCTGAGAGCAGAAGAAGTTTGTATGGTTGACATTATCTACCTCTACGAGCAGCTCCACCTCTAGCCATACCCTTCTTCTTCATCATAGCACCAC